GATAAGATTCGCAATAATCAATCAACGCATTCTGAACCACACGAGAGGTCACTTCGGGGATACAGACCAAGTTAACATCATCGGTTTCATCCAATGCATGTAAACCCTTACCATTCGCAGCCGTTCCAACATAGTCGGAATCCTGAACCACTGCATCAGCAATGAAGTATTCTTCAACTAATCCAGTTACAGACGCAGGCAACTCAATATAATTGGCAGGCTCGAAGAACGTAGGAACGTTAGTCGTGCCAGGATTAAAAGAGCTATCCACGAAGGTCAGTCGGACTTGGCCGTCACGAATCGTTGATCCAACAGCCGTATTAACGGTTTGAGCCGGAGCAATAACGATTTGGTCAGTACCATCATCCACTGCGATGATAACAAAGTCATTACCGCTTGCATCCCGCCACACGTCGCCAGGATTGACAGAGGAGAGATTCTCCACTCCACCAAACTGGACTACGCCGGTAGCAGAAGTGTAAACGATAGTATTAACTGAAGTACCAAAATCAGCATTCAGTGTGCCGCTTGCAACGATTAACGAAGAGTCGATTTCCTTCTCTTCACCAGCGATTGCCATAAAATGACCATCCAGGCTTCCAGCAGGGTATGGACCAACCGAAGTCGGAAGCACACCATAACCAGCTCCTGCACTTGCAAAAGCGGCTGAGTTCTGCGGAGAAACTGAAGCGTTCGAAGAAGCACTTCGTTTCGTATCCTGAATGATTGACACCACGCCAGCATACACATTGGCTACACCTAAAGCCGCATCAGGTCGATCAACCTCAACCTTGTCGTCGTCAACGACTGATGTAATGTAGAAAACGGAAGATCCGCTATCCACAATAATGTCACCAACTTGTGCTCCCATATTGAGGAAGCCACCAGCAGATGCATCAATAACTCCATTAGCTTGTGACGTGATAGTAACGGCACCCTTGAGAGCGCCTTTTTGCACGAAAGCTTTAGAATTATGCTGATCCGCTGAGAAAAGTCGGAGGACTTTACCAGCCGAAGAACCAAGGTCAAGACCACCCAGAGCATGTACTGGGTTTGAGGCATGAGTTAGCAAATTGGTCGAAAGCTCTAATTTATCGTTGGCATCATCCACCGATGAAATTAGGAACAATCTTCCTTGATCGTCTTTGAAGTAATCTCCTGCTTGAACGTCTGATAGGTCGGGACCACCAGAGAGTGTCAAAAGACCAGTAGCGGAATCGTAAGCTGCAACAGCAAGACTAGTAACAATCTCACTCTCATCTTCCATGAAGCCACCACCGGCAGCCTCTGCCACACCTCTTTCGTCCACGGTAGAACCAGACGCAGTAGGAGCAACGTTGACGATAATTGCCTTATTACCCACACCTGCATTATCATAGAATCCCTGAAGAGCGAAATAAGCGTTACCCATCTCATCCTCATCACCGAACTGCTCTACAGCAGCATCGAGATCAAGGAATTCAACCGGAGTATCCAGAGGGGCACCTGACTTCGTAGAACGGACTAAAAAGGCCGTAATCGCAGTCGCAGCACCTGGAATAGGAACTACACCTGTTGGTTTGGGAACAACTTCTACTCTTTCGGGACCGATATTGGTGTTCATTAAGTCTTGAGGCATTATTCAGTCTCCATTGGTTCGAGTTGTTTATCTTCTTCCTTTTCAGGAAGTTCATTCTTTTCTTCTATTTCTTCCTTAGAAGCCTTCTTGGGAGGTCTACCTCTCTTTTTCTTTTTAGGCTTCTTAAAGCTGGCTACATTAATTTTTTTCTTTTCTTTTTCCCTGACCCACACTAGTAGCTTTAGATCAGAGTAGTATCTAACATCCCTGCTTTCAGGGAGAGTGACTGTTTCTCCGGGTCTAACGTACCTAGTGTGAGATAGACAGTCAAGGTACAGTGGGAAGCCAGCTACATTTTTGTATTTTTTCATATCTCCTCCCACTCCTTATGGGATTAGCGGGTCTTCTAGTTCATTTCCATCCATATCCTCAAGGACGTATTCAATGAAATTAACATCTCCTTCATCCCTGTAGGTTGTCTCATCCGTTCCCGCTTCACACGGATCGATTCTGGACTCAACCCAACCTTCAATTCTAAACGTAAATCTATGAATCCAAAGCTGTTCGTCTTCTTTATCCTCAGTTACGTGATTTGTAAAGTCTCGTTCAAATTGACAGAAGTCATAGTTGCTGACGGCTTTAGCGCAACTATTGACAGTATAAGCCTTGCTTAGGGGTGTTTTCAAAGTAATCGAGTTACTTGTAGTATTAACTGAGTCAACGACAACCTCTTCTCCCATATGTAAATCGTTGAAAATACGGATTGTTTCTCCAGTATAAAATCTGGAAGCGTCCTTCAGAAAGACGACAGAATCTCCCTCAGCAGAGTCTTTAATGAACTCAGACTCCGTAGAAAGCTCTGAGCGAGCAGTAACGCATACAACGCCTCTAGGAGGGTTGAATACCTGCATCATACGCTCTGCTACCGCAATATGGTCATCTCGCTCCCTAGATACGATCTTGATGTAATACAAGAAGGTATAGGGGATAAGTTGACTGCTTCTGCGGTACTTCGTAGCTTTCCCAGAAACCGGCTGAGAGGGGTCAATAATGACATATTTGATGTCCTGACCAGCGTCGTCGTACTGAAGCACATCTCCAGTTCGTGTGATTTTGGCTCCTGCGCCCGTGACAATAGCACTACCAGGAGCGACAGCCAGGGTAGAATTGTCTACATTTACTGCGGTAATTGCAAACGTTCCACCATTAATATCTTCAATAATATCACCTACTTTGACTGCATCAAGATCCAAGTAGTCTTCAAATGTAATCATTCCCGCATCCTTATTGTACTTAAGGACAGGGAGACTACTAATTAGATCATGGTTCAAATGTAGAGTGTGGGGTCCATTCCCATTTAATGTAATAGATTCAATGGGATAGGTTCCATCGTTTCCATCACTACAGAGCAGACGAATAGCATGCCCTGGCTGTACTTCTCTAATTTTTCTGTGTGTAATCTCTACCGTACTACCTGTTCCTCCATCAGTAGTCTTAGCATCAGCTCCTGATAAAATAGCCGCGTAGGCTCCAGGAGAGGGCAGAGGACACGCATATTCCTCGCCGTAAGGGGGAAGTAACCTCTTAGTGTTTAAGTCCTCATAGAGCTTCAATAGACGCAAGGTAAACCGAGGACTGGTAGAAACCAAACTATCCGCAGCATCATCATAGAATCTAGGCTCAATTGGCTTACGTTTTAGCTCACCAGTAAAGGGGTCAAACATCTCTTTAAAGGAGGTTCCTGCACTGCCTCTATCTCTTGCTTCAAAGAATACAATGCGTCGAACTTCCCTAGAAATAGCCTCTTCAATGTCCTGGATGATTCTGATGTACTTTTTAGCCACGTTTCTTTCCCATTGTTCTCATATACTTGCGATACAGCTCTATGATAGTCTTATGGAGAATTCTCATTACCAAAGGTGTAATATCCCTTTTTACATCCTCAAACTCGGTTACTAGCCAAGCGTATTTAGAATCCTCAATCCATTCAGCTATTTCGCTGTTTTCTACCATCTCTGACACATCTGCTGTTCCAGGAGGATCATCCGAGAACGGCTTTGCATGTGGTCTTTTTCCGGGCCTAGGACCAACAGCATAGCTAAAGAAATCCTTACCCTTAGTAAAATTTGTTACATTTATCGACTCAATAAAGTGTCCTGTAGCTACCAACTCACGGGGTGATAATCCACCTACTAATGGCAAATTAGATCTGGAACGTTTCCATTCCGCATATTTGGAGGCATTTTTAGGCACTCCATATCCACCCCCGCCTCCGGGTTTCCCCATCTTGCCTGGTGTAGACTTTGCCATAGGTTGCGTAGCTTGGGCCAATCTCTCCTTCATACGAGGGACTAAGTGTTTTCGCACATAACTATCAAAGCCCTTCTGGAGGTTCTTATGTAATGTAGGCCCCAGATCACGTAACATTAGTTCTAATTCATCAACACCTTCTACTTTTAATATGATGTCTCGTTTAGCCATTATCCTCTACCGAGAGGAATACCTTGTGCTCTACCTTCGCGCTTAATCTGCTCAAGGATATACTCTGCTCGTTCCTTCCATTGATCCAGGAACTTATCGGATATAACAGAAGAGTTTTGACCTCTTGCAGCCATTAAAACCGTGTAAACAGCTCTTACTGCTACATATTCGCGTCTATCAGAGGAATTCGCACGGATTTGGTGCATGTTCATTTCTTCCCTCAACTTATCAGAAGCTCGTTCCAGGTGAAATCTTAGGACTTTGTTTCTACCTTCGAGGTCTGTTCTGTCAATGGCTTCAGGTAGATATGCGTCGATCTCAAACAAGTTTTGTCTAATATCTTCGAGCGTAGCATAGGCCGGGAAGTTACCAAATACAGGTCCGTCAATGAAATCTAGTGTAAAGATCTCGCTATCGAACTCAATCAAGTTATCAGGAACTGCATCTACCAACCCCATAAAGTTGGCCTTATACGAAACAACGTAGTCATCTCCTGGTCTAATTTGTTGTCCCGTGGAGGTCTGAGTAGGGATAGTCCATGTTACAGAATACCTAGATAATCCAACTCTGGTCATCTCCAAGCTTGCGACAAGTTGAAATTTCCCACTATCAGAGAGATATGATGGCATAAATATATCTGCCACCACCCTATTATCTCTCGGATCTTGCCTTCTGCCGCCGATCATTACCTCCACTTCAAAGGTTATCGACCCACCAATAATTCCTTTTAAAGCATCTTTAGGATCTTGGCGACGTTCCGCTACAGTCAGAGTAATAACCTGACCAGGACGGAATGGTTCAGACAAAGCATTCTCGCTGACAGTTCCACCAGAATCAATCGTCTTGATTCGGTAATAGTCAAAGATCGTGCCAGTAGCATCTGTATATTGATGCAGAGTTTCTGCCTGAAATGGCGTAGTAGGAGTGATAGTTCCAACTACCTCGAAGTCACTAAACTGAGCAAGGTCGTTAATGATTAGGAATGTAGCCGGAAACGTAGTGATAGTCGAAAGATCAGTATCTTCCGTAAAAGTAATAGTTGTGGTCGTATTCGTAACGATTCTGTACACTGTACCATCAATGTACATGGAATCGCCTCGAAGCGTACCTGCCGAAGGAGGTGTCCCGTCAAAAGCAACAGTGACCACTTTTGTTACATTATCGATGTCAACAAGTGCAGCGATAGTTCCAGAAGCTGGTCTTGTGCTCCGCTCAACCTGAAATTGAGTTATGTTGTGGGGAGGATTTCCCGGCGATGTAAAGTTAATTGTTACCGACATTATTGAGGTCCTTTAGTTATTGAGTTTATTTCCATAACTTCTTGAGAAGTCCAGGATTCTCTTCTTTAGCTTTTCTGAAGAACTCAATTAGCTCTTCCACAGCATCTTTGCTCAACATAATCAGTTCCATATTATTGATAATATCATTCAGCTTATTATCAAGCGTATGGATCTGGCGTTGTAGCCGATCAAACTTTTTGTCTAAGTATTCTCGATTAGGAAGTTCTTTTTCCTTAGCCATATCCTCAATCTCCTCCTTAATTCTATCAAGGGCTGACTCTGCTTCTTCTAAACTAACCTGCTTTACTTCTGGCTTCTTCATCTGTTCTGGCCTCACATCTTTCGACTTAGACATCTTTTTTACAAGATCATTAGTACCCATTGCTTTATTTCCTCCCAAAATACTGCCACCAGAAAGCTAAGTCCTACTAAATTTAGTAAATTCATCCAAAGACTCAACCTAATTAAAAAGTCTTTTTTGCTCTTTTTAACCCTGATTTTGGCCTTCCTCTTTCTGATTTCCTCTTGTGACAGCTTTGTTCCTCCTGCTTTTACTGTCCTCATGTCCTATTCCTTATGCCATTTCCAAACCTCATATTGATGATCCATATTTTCATCATGCTCTATTGCTCTCACACAATGATCTGGACCATCTCCAAATCTCCTTGCTGCCCAATCCACAAAGGGATGCAACAAGTATTTGATGTACCATTTTGGCTTTCCAGAAGCAATTGCCCTCCCTGTCCTGGAGCTAATGGTCTCATCAGGATTTCCTAGCCATACCACATTCATATATTGGTCTACGGCTACAGCCAGTTGAAATCCGTGTGTTTTGGTCTTATTCCACTTAAACCAGTTCCCAATGCAGTACAGACCGGCACCTAAAATAAGCTGTGCAATCATGATTGGAAACATCACCAAAGTATTAAGTAATGCCCAAATCTGCAAAATCATTAGAGAGATTCTCCTGGATGTAAGTGTGTTCTTTCTCTATAAATCTCCAACTCCCCAAAGCCATAACATGCTGTATCATTCTCATCTACAGTAACCTCTACCCATAATTCATAATTTGATGGGATAGGGTCTTCATTTGCTGCTTCAGTATTCATTTCGTCGCCCATTTGGCAGGTATCAATCAGTGGATGTTGGTTCACGTAATGCACTAATGGAATATCACTTCCGGCCTGAGTTGGATTTCCAGTACCTCTATTGATGTAATATTGACCGCTTGGACACACCACCCAAAAGTCTACATATGAGCCTTTAGGAGCATCTTTCCAATATAGAGTGCCCTCTTTGATTCTTACTTCATCCGCGAAACTGAGTTTCATGCGCTTTCTCTTCATGCCACTAGGAACTGCGGTAGTGGTCGAATCGGTTACTTCATCATTAGAATTACTGAAATCCCACGCTATTCTAGTTCCATTACCAAGAGCTGTGTCATCCCCACGAGTAGTAAAATAAGTCGTGCAGTCTTCCGGCCTACTATCAGCTCGAACAACTGGTCGATTATCTTTTGCTTTTGGTCTTTTGGCAACTGATTTTGAACTTTTAATGCCCATTACAGCTCCTTAGCCTTATAGCTGCCGCCCATAACAAGAGAAGAATCTCCACTATTATGTAGCACTAACGCTAGTTTCTTAGTACCGTCACCTACTACACTTTTAGATAAAGGTCTATGAGTAGATGTATATGATACCATAATATACTCTGGCGTACCATCATAATCCCATACTAAGGCTACAAATCCATCACTAGAACTTGGCGCGTCAGCAATAAATTCTTCAATAAACCACTCTTTACCGTTTGCAGGTACTTGATAAGAGATCAGTTCTTGCCCTTCTGTTACACTAGTATAGTATGAATCGTCTTTACGAACAGACATCTTAAGTCTCCTTTGTCAGAACTAAATAGCCAAATGACAGTTTTTTGCCACTTTTAGCTGACTTCAACTCAACTTTTAGTGACGATGCATATTTAATCGCCATCGGAGGTTCTACATTAATCTGAGTATCTGTCTGTTTTTTAATGAAAGCTGAGGCTCCTAAAGTACCTCCAGAACTTCCAGGTCCTCCAGTGGGAAGATCTGCTAGAGGCATCGAATCCATAATAACCGTACCATCAATTGTAATCGTAAGCTCCATTTCACCATCAGTTAGTTCTAAATATGCGCCATAAAATGCGCCAGAACCACTATAAGTGTAAACCGTGGTTTCTGAGCTAGTTGAAATTGATTGGTTTGTGGTAAATTTATCATACCTAAGAGTGTTAGCTAGTACCTGACTTTGAACATTTACATTCAACTCTGTATCAGATTCAATACGAATAGCCGATCTCTCCAACCCATTAGCATCCGGTGCATAGTTGGTCAGAAAATCGGTCCTATCGGCTGCATTTTGAGTTTCATTCCATCCATCACCACCGATAACTATTCCCTCTTTGATAATCTGAGTTTTATACAAAGTAGAACCATTATAAACTTGAATATTATATTTTTTATCATCCTCGGTATAATGGACCATGAGATCGTTAGAGTCTACTAAACCCTTAATGAATGCCCAAGATGTATAAATACCTGTTACTGTTGGTCGAGCCATTATTCTTCAAATCCTCTCACTACTGAATCCAATTCTCTTGTACCACCGCCAAATTGCTCTCGCGCAACTCTTAGAACGCCTGTCCCTGCCGCAGCCGTGCCATCTAAAGAAGTACCATCCCTAGCGACCGAAGTGTCTGGAAATGTTTGTACTGTTTCACCAGTTAGATAAATGTCGGCTACTAAATGTGACACTGAAGAAGCGTCAATATAAAAAATAGAGACTTTCGCTCCTTTTTCTGTAGGGTCACCTTCTGCTCCAGCCGTAAATGATTGAATAGTGAAAGTAGTTCCATCTGTAATTTCATAATCAGTATTATGCGTACCCGTTACATCCAGTGGTGTATCGGCTGCGATTTGTTTAGGAGTTGCCGCTGGAGGTGGAGGTGGAGCAGAAACAGAGATTTTACCAGAAATCTCTAAACGATTCTTTCCATCGTCACTATCTCTAGTTACTGTAACTACTCTTCCAGTTCCCCCTAAATCAGGACCAGCCACTTGCAGCCCACTATCAACGCCTGCGGGTACTGCTACTCCATCTTGAATATCAATAGGATCTTGATTGCCATCTACGATTCTGGCTGGCTGATTAGCGCCACCAGAAGCAATTTTGGCTTCTACTTGAAGTCTGTATGTACCAGAATCATCTAATACATTAACAAGATTCGTTCCATCTCCAACTCTAACACTATCTGTACTGTGCAATAAAGGAGGATCAGTAACAATATCTACATTACCAATATTGTTATCCCCCGCCGGTAAAGACACGTCAAAAGCAGCAATATCTACTTTTCCTAGGTCTCTAGCAGCTCTATCAATAACATCTACTGGCTGCGTTTCAGTTAAATCTGCTTTCAACTGAAGCTCAGTCAATAGGGCAGCAAGCGTCGTTTGTGTAGCGAAATCTACCGCTGAGAACGTAGCCTCGGTCAACAATGTTGCCAAAGTAGTCTGCGTAGCAAAGTCTTCTGCTGCAAAGGTTGCTTCGGTAAGTAGGGTTCCAAGAGTAGCTTCCGTGGCTGCGCCAGTAGGCAAAGCTGAACTAACTACATCAATTTGTAGTTGTCCCGCAGAATCCACAGCAACGTGTCTATAGTTAGAGCCATCTGATCCTGCCAGAATACGTCCAACATCTCCTACATTAACTGCTTCTGCATCTTGAACTAATTGTCCAGAAGTTCCACCACCACCGATAACGTCTACCTGAAGCCTACCTAAGTTGTTCGTAAGTAGATAATAGAAGTTAGATCCATCACTACCAAGGGCCACATTACCTTTTTCTACACCAGTATCAGCCGTGCCGTCAGCATATTGCTCACCGCCACCAGCTCCAGTAACCTTCAGAGCACCAGAAGAATCTATCACGGCCCTATAAGTAGGGTTCGTGTAGTCTACTAATACTACTGCATTCTCTTCTGGATCAACAGCGTTTTTAGTTTCCTGTTGTGATACTTTTTCAAAATCAGCCATGTTTTATCCTTGAGAAGGGGTTAGGGGGCCGAAGCCCCCATCCCCAATAAACTACTTATTAAGTAGTAAACCCGTTGATGCCTGCACTTGCCAATCCGCCGGAACCATTGATTTGGTTTGCTGTTACGCGAAGAACGATGTCATCGCCACCAACAACTTCAATAGCTTCTTGGAATAGCATTTGGAACGCAGGAGCAGCACCACTGTTCAACCCAACGCGAATGGTTTCAAGAACCGTAGTCGTGTTAGTATTGTACTTCTCTAGCTTAAAGGAGCACTGTTCGTTAGATACAAAGTCCCAGCCCTTAATGTTGTACGTTGTACCACTAGGGACTGAAATCGACAAAATAACGTCAGAACCGCCTGTAAGAGAGAATAGGCCATCTCCAGCCTGGTCGGTAGAAGCATCAGCTTCTGTACCAGAGGCACCGGAAATATTAACGTTAATAGACCCGTCAGCATTAACTGCTAAGAACTCAACCCCATCACCAATTTTCACACTATCAGTAGCGTGAGAAAGGTCACGGATATCCAAATCTGTCGCACTGACAGACCAGGGAGCGCCACCCTGCTGAACTGTCCATGTACCACTTTGAACAGCGGCCACAGAGTCAGAAGCAGAGTCAAGGTCTCTAATATCAAGGTCAGTAGCCGTAACTACCGCATTGATAGACCCATCTGCATTAATATCAAGTGAGTCAGTTCCATCGCTGATACCAGAGATACCAACCGTCCAAGAACCGCTCTGTTCCACAGACCATGTACCACTTTGCGTAGCGGCAACAGTCCATGCTCCACTCTGGGTTACAGCAAACGAACCACCATCAGCCGCAACAGTCAGAGTACCATCATGTTTAACCCACAAGGCACCTTGATTGTTTACGCGCAGACGGCTGTAATCGCCATCAGCTTCGGTGAGAGCCGCAAGGGCATCATCTCTAACTGCTAATACATGAAAACCAGCATCAGCAGCTCCAGCAGCGTCATCAACGGAAAATACCGCGTCATCAAGAAGCTGGAGGGAAGTTAGCATATCTCCGCTGTTGGATTCTACTACATTGAGAGAACCATCACCGTTGATAGCTAACGCATCCGTACCGTCACTCAAAATAACATTAATACTACCATCAGCATTAATGTCTAAGAGATCAGTACCATCACCGATAGCTACGGAATCTTCTGTATGATCGAGATCAACATTAAGATTCGCAGCAACTAATAGACGACCATTTTCGTCTAACTGAAGACCAGAGACCTGACCATCACTAAGAGTGGGCAGAGAAGAATTGTAGATACCTACAAATTGTTCCATGTTTGTAAATTCAGCCATGTAAGTCTCCTATCTTTTTTGTTGAAAAGAGTAAGCTTATCTCTTTCCTCCCACAGTCCTCTTCTGCCTTATTCAATAAATCCTTGCAGTGACGCAAAGAAATTGGCTCCACCGGGCATTGCCCCTGTTGGGGGAACCTTATCGGCTTTAACATCCACTCTCAAGATGTCTCCCGATCCTATAGTCCGTGGTTCTGGGAACGGAAACTGTAAATTAGGCTGTGTACCTGTACAGTGCATCTTCCTAATCGTTGTTCCGTTTAGAGTCATACGGACTACTGCATTAACTGTGCCTGTCACCTCCACGAAAGATATATTTGTACCATCTGAAGCGGCAGTAAACGTAAGAATATTTTCATACGAATTTGTGGTTACGTCTACTTCATCCTCAACAAAAATCTGACTAGGGTGCCCTGAGACTGCTACGGAATCTCCCTCAGTAGCCTTGGTATTTACATCTATACCACCAGATGTAATAATCTGGACCGGCAGAGGATTGGAAACGGAAAAGGGAGCACCAGACGCATCTTTAAGTCTGATAGTAACAGAACCATCAGAATGTATATAAAGCTTGTCTGAGTTCCCAGTATTACCAATAGCTACACTATCACCCGATTCAGAATCGAGATCTACTGTAATATTGGCGTTTTCAATTGTAGCAGTTGAATCTACCGCTAAACGTCGAACTCCATTAGAATCGACCTTACTATCTATCGGCAGTCCAGATTCGTGGGCTACTAAGGTTACCCCTTGAGCAGCACCTCTCGGATTCTGTTGAGTGCCAGAAGATCGATTCTTTGTGCCCATGAGTTACCCCAGTGCGATTATTGTTACTTAGCCTGCTTTTTAAGGGCTTCTTCGAGTGCAGGATTGTTCTTTTTGTTGATTTCCATAATCTGCGCTTTAAGTTCCTCACGTTTGGGGTCGATTTCGTCTTTAACGAATTTTTCGTAAGCATCTTTAATTTCTTTTTGTTTAGCTTCTACCGTTTTACGGAGTTCTTCAACTTTGGTGCAGATTTCTTTAATCTCATCACTCGGCTCGTGCTTTTCTAACGCACCACCCTGGATATTAAGTACTAATCTTTCAGGATCAAATAAATAAAGCATTATGATTCCTCCTTTTTAATTCCTGGATCTTTCTTTATATGTCCAAAGCAATAGTGCCCCGATGGGCTACCTTTGGATACTCTGTTTTTGCAAACTTCACCATCATCTTTGATGTGAACACATAAACCCATTTCCTTATGGGCCTCTATCACTTCTTCAGTGGAAAGTTCTGGAATTTCTTCCTCTTCCTCTTCTTCAGGAAATTCTGGATCGTTTATTTCTTCGGCCAGTTCTTCTTTGATTTCCTTAACGTCGTCTGCCGTATAGCCAACGACCTCAGTACTCTCTCCATCACTATCTGTTGCCAGAACGGGCTGTTCCTCATCTCCTGTTGGGACTTCTTCTCCCACTTCCTCCAAAGATTCATCAGCTTTTTCAACCACTGCTTCATCTTTGGCCTCCTCTGTTTTAGGCAGAGGTTTGAGATCTTGTCCCAATCCTACAGCTTTAAGGTAACTGTAATAGATATCCTTACCGAATATCACCAAGACATCCTTTGTACGAAAGCCAAACTTAGGAAGCCAATCTAGGGTGAATTCTTTCCTATTTCTAAAAATCGGATTCTTCCCAAGCATTCTGTAGACTTTGGAACCCCTCTCTACAACAGCTACGCCGTTACAGAATTTGAGTCCACCCATCCACACGTTTCCTGTAGGTTTCTGAGGATGCCTTATCACCACGTAGTCTTTTTCTACCGTGGATCTAGCTTTTGTTGAATAATACATTTAATTCCTCCCTAAATGTATATAGGAGTAGAGGAGGCCGAAGCCTCCCCTACCCTAAAGTCTTCCTACGCTAGTTTTTAGCTACCGAGAGGCAGAACCTTGGTCATCCTAGCAAGAGACAGTCTGTTGTACAGATCGAATCCGCAGTACCATTTTAGACGATACTGATAGGCGTTCTCGTTCTCACGAGGGCCAACAAATTCGAATACAACACCAGCGTCATTAGCAGACGTAAATCCGCAAACGCCTTCCATCTCGCCCCAACGACCGCAGTAAACTTCTGAGCCGTCCATGCGCTCATAAAGTTCCCAAGACTTACCATTTAGTCCCAACGAACCATCGTTAGGAGCCAACTGAGCCTCTGCAATGTTGGTTTCGACATCAAGGAATGTGCCGGTAGTTTCAACCGTAAGTTCCGCAGTATCTGCATTATCAGTAGCAGTGACTTTGTAGATGCGTTTCACACCATCGTCGCCACGTACAACCGCTCTGCAAGTACCAGCAGCAATCGCTTCTGCCAAAAGAGCATTAGCTTGATTGTCATCTAAGTCCGTCACCAAGCCAGTGGCTGTCGGAGCACCGAGAGTACCGGAATGGAGAAGGTTTACACCTTCATAACGGCTGATGAAGTCATTACGGAAAACAGGAATCTCTTGGTACATCAACATGGGTTTCATGTTGCCAAGACCAACCTGTTGGATCTGGTTAGCGTCTGTTCCACCACCCGTATTTCTGAGCAGGACGCGCAGAGTACGGATATCCCGTGCATGCATCATGAGGAAGTCAGGCTTACCTGTGGTCACTCGGTCGATCAAGTTGTCGAGATCTTCCAAAGTAAACACACGGCCTTCACGACCGTCACGAGCACTTGCAGGATCATCTTCCACCAACTCTAGGCTCTGAGTAGAGGCACCAGCGTTGTAGAAGGGATGGTTCACATCGTCCACGTTGC